TTGATATTATGCCGATTAGCAATCCAGATATTTTTAGCACAGCGCAAAGAATAGCTATGGCACAAGAAATGATGCAACTGGTGCAATCAAATCCTCAAGTTCATGGACCAGACGGTATTTATGAATCTTACAGGAGAATGTATGCTGCTATAGGTGTGGATAATGTTGATCAACTTTTAGTTCCCCCACAACCAACAGAACCCGCACCTGTAGAAGCCGGTATGGAAAATAATATGTTATTAATGGGACAGCCTGCACAAGCTTTTCCACAGCAGAATCATGATGCTCATATTGCAGCACATATGTCACTTTTTAACACGCCACCAGTGCAATCCAATGCTCAAGTGCAAGCTTTGATACATGCACACATTATGCAACACATTCAGATGAAAGCCGATAGAGTCGCAGTCGAACAGATGCCACCAGAGGTCAAAGCACAATACGATCAAATCAACCAGCAAATCAATATGGTGCCACCAGAGCAACGACAACAATTACAACAGCAAGGACAAGATTTGTTAGCACAATTTTCTGCACCTGTACTCGCTGAGTTGGTAAATGAATATACACAAAAGATCGGGGCTCCTCAGGACGAAGATCCACTAGTGACTATTAGAAAGCAAGAGCTTGCCTTAAAAGGCCAAGAGCTAGCTCAAGAACAACAGCAGTTTGTTGCCGACCAACAACGAAAAGAAGATGACGCTAGACGCCAAGATCAGATTGATAGAGAAAGAATCCAAGCCCAAGAGGATATAGCGGCCATGCGTGATGATACTGCTAGGGAAAGACTAGAACAGCAAAAACAACTCAAAATACAAGATTTACTTAACAAATACAGTAACTAGTGCAATAATACGGTCATGATTAAAAGAACAGAAGTTTCACAACTTTCCGAACCTAAAGTTATGGATAATAAAAACGGTTATTCTAACAAAGGTAGCGTGCCATACGCTAAGAAAGAAAGTTTTGATGCAAACGTGAATCCCAAACCGGGGATGGGCAAAGGTAAATCTAGGGGTGTTGGTATAGCAGAGTCTGGTACCAAATTCTCTGGAGTTTACTAGTGTCGGTCATTTGGATTAGGGATAAACTTGTCAAGCATCTAAACGAAAGACGTGAAGATATAAAAGACACGTTATTGGCTGGTGTCAAAGACATGAACCAATACGAGTTTCTACGTGGACGTTACAGTTCTCTTGTTGACGTAGAATTGGAACTTAGAGAACTGCTGGGAAAAGTAATACAAGATGACGACGAAGAACGAAATAATAGTTCCTGATCATGTTGCTAAACAAGTAGAAGAGCAAAACAAAGAAACAGGCGATCAAATCGACCAGGCGTACGTGCCTGAAGCATCAAGGGTTTTAGACCCAACACTTTTAGATAAATCAATACTAGATCGAATGCCACAACCTACTGGTTGGCGTATTTTAATTTTGCCGTTTGCAGGCAAAGGCATAACCAAAGGTGGTATACATTTAGTGCAGAACACTGTTGATAGAGAGTCACTTGCAACTGTATGTGCATACGTTGTCAAGATGGGTCCTTCTTGCTATAAGAGCGAAAAATTTGAAGGCCAGAGTTGGTGTAAAGAAAAACAATGGGTGTTGATAGGGAGGTATGCTGGTGCTAGATTCAAACTCGGTGACGATGCAGAATGCAGAATCATAAACGATGATGAAGTTATAGCCACCATACATGACCCGACTGACATCGTTGCAGTATAGGAGTAAAAATGGCAGAAGAAGCTAAAAAAGAAGAAGTATTAGAAGAGGGTGAAATTGTTGAAATAGAAACTCAAGAAGATTCTAATGCAGAAGAAAACGTGGAGGAGGTTGTTGAGCAACCTACGGAAGAAGAGAATGTTGAAGGCGAAGAAGAATTAGAAAATTATTCTGATCGTGTTCAAAAACGTATATCTAATTTAACAAGACGGTTAAGAGAAGCAGAGCGAGCAAGTGAATCTGCATACTCCTACGCCAGTCAGTTGCAAAAGCAAAACCAACAACTTCAACAGCGTAGTTTTACCGTTGATAAATCATATCTATCTGAGGCAGAGCAACGGCTGAAATCACAAAGAGCCCAAGCTACTGCAGCACTAAAAACTGCTCATGAAAATTCAGACTTTGATAAAGTAGCACAAGCACAAGATATTTTAGCTAAGATTGCAGTTGAAGAAAGCAGAGTGAAACAGTCACGCTCACAAGCTGAATATCAAATTCAACAATCTCAGACACATCAGGAACAACCTGTCGTGCAAAATTATCAAGCGCCAGCGCCTGATCCAAAAGCTGAAGACTGGACTGACAGAAATGAATGGTTTGGCAGTGATGAGACTATGACTTTAGCGGCCATGAACATACACAAAAAATTAGTTGAGGAAGAAGGGTTTGATCCTAGCACAGATGAGTATTATACTGAGATAGATAAAAGGATAGCTGTTGAGTTTCCACATAAGTTTGAAAAGACTGAAAATAAGAAACCACAACAGAGAGTTGCTTCAGCTGGAAGAGCAGATACCTCTACTAGCTCAAATAAAAAGCAAGTAAAATTATCGCCGTCTGAAGTACAGATGGCTAGAAAACTAAACGTACCTCTAAGTGAGTACGCAAAATTTGTAAAAAGGTAAAAAATGGAAAGAGATTCAAAGGGAAGATTTATAAACGACAGAGTGTCCCGCTCTGCTGATACTCGTGAGTCACAAGACGCACGCAAACCTTGGGCACCACCAAGTATGTTAGAAACCCCACCAGCACCGCCTGGATACATCTATAGATGGATCAGGGCTGAACTGTTGAATGAGGATGATAAGAAAAATGTCATGTCAAGAACACGTGAAGGTTTTGAACTGGTACGTAGTGAAGAGATAGGAGATTTTGATTTACCGTCCTTAGAACAGGGCAAGCACGCAGGAGTTGTATGTGTGGGAGGTTTATTATTAGCTAAGATTCCAGAGGAAACAAGAAACGAACGTAACGCCTACTACCAACAGCGTACAACAAATGCACAAGAAGCTGTTGACAACGACCTCATGAAAGAATCTGATGCTCGTTCTCCGATAATGTCTCCAAGGAGAACTTCTAGTGTTACATTTGGAGGCGGTAAACGTAAATAATTAACAAGGATAAATTATGGCAAACCAAGATAAACCCTTTGGTTTTAAGTTAGTAGGAAATATGGCAGGAGATAACTCTGGTAGAGTTAACGAATACAATATTGAATCTGGCTCAACCCAAGGAATCTTCTCAGGCGACCCAGTAAAAATGTTAACAGGCGGTTTTATCGACGTAGCCGATGCCGCAGGTGATACAAAAATACTAGGTATCTTTAGAGGATGTAAATTCGTAAACGCAAGTAGCAAAGAAGTAGAATTCTCTGCTCATTTCCCTGCTGCCCAAACAGCAACAGGAGATATTGTAGCTTTTGTTGAAGATAATCCCTTCAACTTATATGAAGTTCAGTGTACAGGTTCTTTAGCTAGAACTGACATTGGCGCTAATGTTGATATTGGCTATACAGCTGGTTCTACCGTTACAGGTCAATCCGCTGCAGAAGTCGGTTCTTCATCAGGAGCTAGTACAGCTAACTACAGAATCGTTGGTGTTTCTAAAGATAGCGAAAATAATGAACTTGGATCAGCTAACGTAAACGTGATTGTTTTAATTAACGAGCATGCTTATAAGATTGAAGCTGGCATATAATAAGGAGTAATAATGGCTATTAATAGAGCACAATTAGCAAAAGAATTAGAACCTGGCCTTAACGCTTTATTTGGTATGGAATATGCCAGATATGACAATGAGCACGCAGAAATCTATGAAGAAGAATCTTCCGACAGAGCATTCGAAGAAGAAGTCTTAATCGTTGGTTTCGGTAATGCACCAGTCAAGCCAGAAGGTGAAGGTGTCGCATTCGACAACGCAAACGAAGGATTTACTGCAAGGTACGAGCATGAAACTATTGCTCTGGCATTTGCATTAACTGAAGAAGCAGTGGAGGACAATCTATATGATAGACTTGGTTCTCGATACACAAAAGCTTTGGCAAGAAGTATGGCAAATACAAAGCAGATTAAAGCTGCAAGTATTTTAAATAATGCTTTCTCAACTTCTTTCCCTGGTGGTGATGGTCAACCTTTGATCTCTTCATCACACCCACTTTCAGGTGGCGGGACAGGAGCAAACAGAGCTTCTACATTTGCTGACTTGAATGAAACTTCATTAGAAGATTCACTTATCAGAATCTCAACTCAGGTTGATGACAGAGGGCTATCTATAGCTCTGCAAGGAATAAAATTAATCGTTCCACCACAATTACAATTTGTGGCTGACAGATTATTGCAATCTCCAGGTAGAGTAGGTACATCTGACAATGACATTAATGCTATCAGTAATATGGGTATGCTTCCTGAAGGTTATGTGGTAAACCATTACCTCAATGACCCAGACGCATTCTTCCTAAAAACTGATGTGCCTGATGGATTTAAATATTTTGTTAGATCCCCTCTTCAAACATCACTTGAAGGTGATTTTGATACAGGAAATATGAGATACAAAGCTAGAGAGAGATATTCTTTCGGATTCTCAAACTGGAGATGTGTCGACGGTTCACAAGGGGCGTAAGCACTTTCTGAATATCTAGGGGGCTTTGGCCCCCTTTTTTTATGTCTCTATAAAGTTGATCTGTAAAAACACCTAGACTATAATCAAGGTATTAGCATAATGAGGCGCATGATGCGTTCCATTTAAAGAAAAGGAGTTCTTATGTCTAATCCACATTTTCAAAACCAAATTTTATGGGCAGGTAATACTGTCGCTTCGAAGTCTAAAAAAGACTTACCTATGTTTCAACCATATCCGTCAGACCAGACGTATTATGGGTATTTTAATGATTTCATGAACTACGTTGCTAGTGATTGGACCATCACATCAACCGATGGTGGTGGCGACTCTGGCGAAGTAATTCAAATCACCAGTGGGGCTGGTGGGCAACTACTCATCACAACAAACGACGCCGACAACGACTCAGAAGAGTTGCAACTAAAAGGTGAATCATTTTTAATTGATGGTAGTAAAAGAGCATTCTTTTCATGCCGCTTCAAGTTAAGTGATGCTACAGAATCAGATGCTTTAATTGGTTTAGCGATAACCGATACTACAGCTATTGATGGTGTATCAGATGGCATCTTTTTCACTAAAGACGATGGCGATACAAATTTAGATTTTGTAGTTGAGAAAGATTCTACAGAAACAGAAACAGCAGCAGTAGCTACTGTAGCAGATGATACTTTTATTACAGCATCATTTTTTGTAGATCCAAATGCAAGCCAAGTATTTTATGCAATCAATAACGCAGAGCCAGTTGGGGTTGTTAACACTAACTTGCCTGATAATGAAGAGCTTACTGTTACCTTAGCTATTCAAGCAGGTGCAGCAGCAGCTAAAAGTTTAGTGGTTGATTACGTAAGTGTGTTGGTAGAGAGATAATGGCAGATACAGTTACATCACAAACAATTCAGGACGGTCAAAGAAAGGCCGTCTTGAAATTTACAAATGTTTCCGATGGTACTGGTGAAAGTGCTGTCGTTAAAGTAGATGTTTCTGCCCTACAAGCTAACGCTGATGGTACAGCATGTTCAGCTGTGACAGTGCAAAGAATATATTGGGCATGTCGTGGTATGGGTGTTAACTTATTTTTCGATGCTACTGCAAACGTCTTAATTACAGGACTGCCTGCAGATAGTACAGGCGACGAATACTATGACAACTTTACAGGCATACCTAATAATGCAGGTAGTGGCAAAACTGGCGATATTGTATTTACAACTGTAGGACACTCATCTGGGGACACATATTCGATCATTTTAGAACTGGTTAAAGAGTACGGCTAAAATTAGGCTAGTTTATGGCTGTTGCAAGAAGAAAGTCAAAAAACCCGCCTAAAACAAAAAAGTATTTTAGACCAACTAAAAAAGGTGCTGGCATGACTGCAGCCGGTATCGCTCGTTACAGGCGTGAAAATCCTGGTAGCAAGCTGAAAAAAGCAGTCACTAAAAAGAAGGGGTTAACTAAAAAGGAAAAGGCTAGGCGTAAATCATTTTGTGCTAGGTCTGCAGGCCAGATGAAAAAATTTCCGAAGGCCGCCAAAAATCCTAACTCAAGATTGAGACAAGCAAGAAAAAGATGGAGGTGCTAGTATGAGTTTTTGGGAAAAAGTAGCTAACTTTTTTAATTTAGTAAAAGTTAGAAATCGTGATGAGGATGGCAGATATGTCGCAGATGACAAATCTACCAGTAAAAACGAAGCATATAAATATGTGCACAAAAGTATGGCCCCAGCGCCAAAAAGAAGAGGTAGACCCGCTAAGAAAAAAGTAGGACGACCAAAAAAAGATAGCTAGGTATGGCTAATAAAAGAATCCCAAGGAAGTCTAGGTCTGGCAAAACTAGACCTGCTTCCAAACATTCTGATCTCTATACAGATGAAAATCCAAAAGATACTGTCGGCATAAAATTTGCAACACCAGAGGATGCTCGCAAGACAGTCAAGAAAGTTTCAAACGTAAGCAAACCTTTTGCTAGAAAAATACAAATATTAACTGTAGGCGAGCAACGTGCTAAGGCTATGGGTAAAAATTTAGTTGCTCGTATATTCAGAGCAGGTAAAGACAAACTGAGGGCAGCACGTGGAAAAAAAACCTAAATACAACAAGTTTTATTACAAACCTTTGCCTGATTACCTTGATATACAAAAAAGCGATATAGAGGGTCTTGGCTTGTTTGCTAAAGATAACATACCAGAAGATACCGACTTGGGTATGTCACATCTAAAAATACCTATATTGTACGGGTTTGTTAGAACCCCCTTGGGTGGGTTTTTTAACCATTCGGAAGATGCAAACTGTTACATACAAGAAGAGTTAGATTGGGATGACTACAGAGTTTTTCACGTCTATACTTTAAGAGATATACAAATTGGTGAAGAGCTAACTTTAAATTATCATATAGACCAGGAGCCATAATGTACGAATACAAGTGCGAAGTTACAAGAGTAGTAGATGGTGATACAATCGACGTTGTCGCTGATCTAGGTTTCTCCATATTACACAAATGCAGGGTACGTCTTTTTGGAATAGATACTCCAGAATCTAGGACTAGAGATTTAGACGAAAAAGTTAGGGGTAAGTTAGCATCTAAGTTTTTATCTGACGCCATACAAAATGGTGAAGATGTAATACTAAGAAGTGAACTAAAAGACTCTAAGGGCAAGTATGGCAGAGTGTTGGGCACAATTATAGTAGACGGTGTAGATGTTAATCAACAGATGGTCGATAAGCATTTAGCGGTAAAATACTACGGCCAAAGCAAAAAAGAAGTAGAGGATGAACATTTAAAAAATCGTGATATACTGATTTCAGAAGGGGTATATAGCCCGGAATAATATGGCTAAGAAAGTAAAAAGTAAAGGTAAGATATGTCCAGAGGGCAAAGCTTGGGCTAAAAGAACTTTTGATGTTTATCCCAGTGCTTATGCAAATTTAGCCGCCTCTAAATATTGTAAAGATCCAAACTACGCAAAAAAAGCAAAAGGTAAAAAGGTTAAAAAAGCCAAAGGTGGACTAGTTTCTATAAGAGGTCAAGGCGCCGTTCTGCGAGATAGGTTAAGATAATGGGTCAACTCAAACAATGGTTGAAAGAAGAATGGGTCCGTATGGATTCCAAAGGCAACATTATTGGCTCATGTGGTGGCAGAAAAGAAGCTGAAGGTAAGCCAAGATGCTTGCCTAAGAAGAAAGCTCAGGGCATGTCAAAAGCAGCTAGAGCAAAAATTGTCCAAAGAAAAAGAAGAAAAGATCCGGACCCAAACAGAAAAGGCAAACCTATAAATGTATCAACTAAATTAAAACAAGGAGGCATGGTGAGTAAATTAAAACCTATACCAAAGGGCAATAAGGGATTACCTAAATTACCCAAAGAAGTTAGAAACAAAATGGGCTATATGGCTCAAGGTGGTCTAGCTAAACAAAACAAACTTAAACTTAAAAATGGTGGCTTTATTGCTAGAGGGTGTGGTAAAGTTATGAGTAACAGACGTAAGGTTACATCTGTAAGTTAGGAGTAATTATGCAAAGAATACCAAGAGCAAGAAAAAGCCCAAAGGCTAAAAAACGCTTACCATCAGGTTTGAAAAAACCTAGTGCAGGTAGAGTTGGAGTTCGTGGCAGAATGCTATCCAAAGGCGGTAAAGTCAGAAAGATGTCCAAAGGAGGCTCAATGAGAAAGATGTCAAAAGGCGGTTCAATGAGAAAAATGTCTAAGGGCGGATCAATGAGGAAGATGTCTAAAGGTGGACGTATGCGAATGATGTCAAAAGGTGGCAGAATGCGTAAAATGTCGAAGGGTGGTATGTTAGCAGGAAACGCAAATAGAAGGCGTCAAAGAGCCCGAAGAAGATAATAAGTGCCACATCTAATAAGTAATATCCCACATTTCAAATGTTGGGTAAGAAGAGAATTTACCCATAATCATGAAAAATACCACGATGAGTATATACATGCTCTCGCTATAGCCGTTACCACAATCCCAGACAGATCGCTTAGTTTTCAAGTAGTTTTTACTGGTGAGGAATCTAATTGTGAAGATTTTGATGAGCCAAACATACATGGCGGAGCTATGTGGGCTCGTATGCCTATACAGGCTTTAGTGGCAGACATCCCTTGTGAAGATTTTCCTGTTCCTATGGAAGATCATCTGGCTCAACCTTGGGACTGCGAATCACGAGAACACTCTATTATCGTAATGGATAGAGTAAGCTCATCACCTTGGATCGCAAAAATAGACGGAGATTTTTACCAAGCAAAATATATGTTTACTGTGGATTACACAAATAGCGATATTGCAGATGACCCTGCACAACACAAACAAAGTCATGTATTATATATAACAGAGGATTGTGAATGGAAAGGTAACTTTGTTGCTTTACCTAACAATAGAGTAAGGGCAACAAGTCCTGCGCTCTGGGTGACAGGTGAGGGTGCACCAGACTTTAGACCTTCGCAGTATAGACACTCAGCAGAGGGACACGAAAGCTACCTAGATCCAGCAATCACGTTTAATAATTTATATGAAGATTAATGGCGGTATCAGGTAGCACAGACTTTACACCAGACATAACAGAGTTTATCGAAGAAGCTTATGAGCGTTGTGGTATAGAGTTAAGAACAGGCTACGATCTGAAGTCTGCTATTCGATCAGCAAATATAATGTTAGCTGAGTGGGCCAACAGGGGTCTTAATCAGTGGACTATATCTACAGGAACACAAACAACTACAGAGGGTACAGAAAGTTATCAATTAGGTACAGATGTGATAGACGTCTTAGATGTGGTGGTGCGAAGAACAGAGGGCTCCACAACTACTGATACAAGACTGGAGCGCATATCAAGATCGGAGTATTTTAATATTCCAAACAAGTCTACTAAGGCAAGGCCATCTCAGTTTTTTTTGGACAAGCAAAACAACCCAACTTTGTTTGTATACCCGGCGCCAGAAAACTCAACTGATATAATACGGTTCAATAAACTTACAAGGCTTGATGATGCCGATAACGCTAGAAATACTATGGATATACCGTTTAGATTTTTTCCCTGCTTTTCGGCAGGCTTGGCATATTACATAAGTATAAAAAAAGCCCCACAAAGAACTGCAGAATTGAAAGCTATCTATGAGGAGGAGTTTAGACGTGCTGCAGATCAAGACGAAGACAGAGCATCTTTTAAGATAAGACCGTTTTCTAGAGGGGTTGTCTGATGGCTTTTGCTGTCGGTAAACATGCACTAGCCCATTGTGATAGATGTGGGTTTCGCTATAAATTATTAGAACTTAGAAAAGAGTGGAATGGGTTAAAAACCTGTCCAGAGTGTTATGATCCAAAACACCCACAATTAGAGCCACCTACCTATGTGGCAGATGCAGAAGCTCTGTACGATCCACGACCAGATAAAGATAAAGAGAATAATAATTTTGCAAGAGTTTTTACAAATACAGATACGATAGGCTCTAACTTTGATCCATTAAGCGCTACATCAGCTCTAGGAAATGTTACTATAACTACATCATGACTTTAGCAGAACTGAAAACTTTAATACAAAATTATGTGGAGTCAACTGAAACAACATTTGTTAACACCTTAGATGATATTATTAAAAGTGCAGAAGAACGAATATTTCAAGAAGTACAATTCGATTTTTTTCGTAAGAATGTTTCTGGCTCTGTAACAGCAGGTTCAAGATTTTTGACTGCTCCCTCAGATTACATTTTGTCGTTTAGCCTTGCCGTTATAGACGGTAATAGCGACTATCATTATCTAGATTTAAAACACCCGTCCTTTATGCAAGAATTCAACGAAGATCCAGCAGATACATCGCTACGAGGTTTGCCTAGATTTTATGCCCAATATGATAAAGAATTATCATCTGGAGCAGATAACGGCTCAACCTTTATAATAGCTCCTGTACCTGATCAAAGCTATAGCGTAGAGCTTCATTACCTATATCAGCCAAATTCTTTGGTAAGTGATACTACTGGTACTTGGTTGTCAACAAACGCACGTAATGCGCTACTATATGCTTCTATCGTAGAAGCTTATATCTTTCTCAAAGGTGAACCTGATCTTTTACAAGCATACGAAACAAGGTATAATCAAGAAATTCAAAGGCTTAAAAATAGAGCAGAGGCAAGGGGGCGTCAAGACGAATACCGTTATGACGCACTGCGCAAGCCTGTAACTTGAGGAGTAATATGAAGCCAATCAAGAAGCTTTTTAATAAGTCTATAGCTATTGTCGGTCTTGGTAATAGCTGGTACGAGTACAATATTGCAAAAACTCATGGTGTAGTTTTTGATGAAGTATGGGCAATTAACGCAGTAGGTTGTGTAATTTTTCACGATAGGTTGTTTATGATGGACCCAGCCAGTCGATTCCTAGATTCTGATGATGCTGGCGGTCAGACTAATGCTATGCGTGAGATGTTGGTTAAACATCAAGGGCCGATATACACGTGTGAAAAAGATGACAGATGTCCTGGTCTTGTAGAATACCCTGTAAATAACGTAGTAGAAGATACAAAAAGTTGGTATCTCAACAATACCGTAGCTTACGCTGTGGCTTTTGCGTATTGGAACAAAGTAAAAAAAGTATCAATATTTGGTATAGATTTTACCTATACATCCAATCCTGGTTATGCAGAGGCAGGACGTGGGTGCGTCGAGTTTTGGTTGGCTAAATGTTTAGATGCTGGAATAATAGTCGATATAGCACAAAGCTCTAGTCTTTTAGATGCCAATATACCGTCGCAAGATAAACTATATGGGTATCACAGGCTAGATGACCCACGAGTAATTGGTATTGATAGTCATGGCAACCCACATGTCAAGAAAGTAAGTCAGATACAGATTCCAGAAAAAAAGAAAGAAACAGGCTATCTTGACCGATATGACTCGCACAAAAAGGGCCCACCTGAGCCTAAGGTTTATTAATGAATCAGAATGGTGAACCTAAGCTTGGCCAAATTAGAGTAGCCACTTCACAAAATGGTGGGCATTCAGCTGAGTTTTGGGCAGAGGAACTAACAAACAAGATAGTTAGCTATAGCAAAGATAGAGAGCCCCATATAGCAGAACAGGCAAGAATGTTCAGAGATGCAATCTATCAAGTATGTTTGATTTATATTAAGAATGCTTTAAAATCATATAAAGGTACGGTCATACAAGAATTGATCAAAGGTGGCGAAACCGATTTAGCAAACATAATTAGGAGATTATAGATGGCAATATCATCAGCATTAACAACAAGTTTTAAAAAAGAGCTTTTGCAAGGAGTTCATAATTTTGCGTCTGGTGGCAACTCATTCAAGCTTGCTTTGTATGCGGGTGCTACTGCCTCTCTAGGAGCAACGACTACAGCTTTTGCTACTAGTTTGCCTGGGCAGATTACAGGTACAAACTATACTGCAGGTGGAGCAGCTCTAACGCCTGGTGCAGCCGCACCATCTTCTACAGGAACAACCGCTTTTGTAGATTTTGCAAATTTAACTTTTTCAACAGCAACAATTACGGCAAGTGGATGTTTAATTTATAACGACACACAATCTGATAAGTCAGTAGCAACCATAAGCTTTGGGGCGTCAAAAACTTCGACAGCAGGCGATTTCACAATAGTTTTTCCAACCGCAGGAGCAAACGCAATAATTACCATAGCATAGGGGTAAAGACCCTATGGCTATAGATACAGGTTGGGGCAGAGACAGCTGGGGATCAGGCCCTTGGGGTCAGCCTGCAGATATAGAAGTATCTGTTTCAGGATTATCCGCAACTTCAGCACTCGGCACTACAGCCCAATCAGCGGCAGCCAACACACCAGTAACAGAACAAGGCGCTACTAGCGGTCTAGGCACGCTTGCTTTCATAGGTAAAGCTAACGTCGCAGTAACAGAAAGAGGGGCAACAGCTGCTCTTGGCTCTATAGTTGTTCACGAAAATGAAAGAGTGTCAGTTTCGGGACTTAGCATGACAAGCGGTCTAGGATCTGTTTCTACGATAGCTAAAGCAAATGTTTCAGTCTCGGGACAACAAGCTACAGGAGGCGTAGCATCTCTTTTAATTTGGTCTTTGGTTGATACAAGCCAAACTCCAAACTATAATGAAGTAACAACTACACAAACTCCTAATTGGACAAGTTTGTAAAAGGATAAAAAATGGCAACGTACGTAAACAATTTAAGATTAAAAGAAATAGCTACAGGGGACGAATCAGGTACTTGGGGAACTTCCACTAATACTAACTTAGAGCTTATTGGCGAGGCTTTGGGCGTAGGCACTGAAGCTATCACAACAAATGCAAACACTCATACAACGACCGTTGCAGACGGTAGTAGCGATGCTGGTCGTTCGCTTTACATAAAATACACAGGTGCTTTAGATTCACT